AGTAAGATAGGTGATGAGATGATTAAGAAATACTATTGCCAAGAGAAAGGTATACAGTATTCTGATCTACCAAAGAAAGGATTGTTTAGAACTGAAGTTAAGGTGAGAGATTGTATTGCTGATTACATATCATTCCAGACACCAGAGCTACAAGCATTCTTAAAGAAGGTTAGTAAGGAGCGTTTGACAATGAAAGATGAGTTCAAAGAATCATTAATGTTTTATGAAAATATATACACGTTTGCCAAAGGTGGCTTACATACAGAAAACAAACCAAAGGTATTTGAAGCTGATAATGACAACATTATTGTTGATTGGGATGTTAGCTCTTACTATCCAGCTATTATTATTAATAATGGCAGATATCCTGGTCATTTGGGTAAAGAGTTTCTTTTAGGATATAGGGCTATGTTTGAGAAAAGACTTGAACTAAAGCCATTAGCTAAGAAGGATAAGAAGATAGCAGGTATTGTTGGTGCATTAAAGCTTGCAGTTAACTCTGTGTATGGTAAGTCTAGTGATATGTTGTCTTGGATCTATGATAGACAACTAACTATGTTCACCACTATTACAGGTGAATTGAGTCTTCTTATGCTCATCGAAGCATATGAATTAGCTGATATACATGTTATATCTGCAAATACAGATGGTGTAACTATTATGGTTAATAAATCATTAATAGATAAGATGCATGAGATTAATAGTTGGTGGATGGAAGCTACTAAATATGAGCTTGAACGCACTGATTATCAAAAGATTATATTCTCAACAGTTAATGACTATTTAGCAATTAAAACCAATGGAGAAATTAAAAAGAAAGGAGATTTCCTTACTGACTTTGAGCTGCACAAAAATAAGAGTGCTAGGATTGTACCTATTGCACTGGAGCAGTTTTTTGTTAATGATGTGCCTGTGGCTACCACTATTCATAATCACACAAATATTTATGACTATTGTCTCAGACAGAAAGCTAGTAAAGACTTTCACTACGAAGGACACTCGAAAGAAAACAGAACAGTCTACAATAAACTTATCAGATATTATGTAAGTAATACAGGTGAGAAGTTATTGAAGGTTAAGAATGAGAATTCAGATAGCACAGCTGTTGATGTATCACAAGTTGAAGCAGGCGAATGGGTGATGAAAGTATGTAATCATCTATTACCAGATCATCCTCTAGATAACATCAATCATGCATATTATATAGAGCGTGCTGAGAGAATCATGCACAAAATACAGTATGAAGGTAGAAAGCGTAAAATTATTATTAATCCTAATCAAATGACATTATTCTAATGGACAACAAACATAAAGCAGCAGAATTAGTATTGGAATTCCTACCAATTGTAGGACAAGATCCATATACAGGTATAGATGTAGCTAAGAAATGTGGTAAAGTAGTTGCAAAGCTATTAATGAAAGCACAACAAGAAGGAGATACGTATGACTACGATGAAATAGTTAAACTTATAGACACATTCTAATGGCAAAGATAAATAGAGAAAACATAGGCGACCATCTTGTTAGTTATCAACTAGAAATGGTTGGTAAGTCTATGCAAGAAGCATATATGACAAAAGAGTGGTACAGCAAATGGACTATGACTCAAGAACAACATAATGAGTTCAAAGCATATGCTGTACCATTAATGAAAAAGGTATTTAAAATAAACAAAGCAAGAGCTGAAGCAAACTTTCAATGGTTTGATTTAGAGTTTGGCCTACGTATAAAAGATTAATATGCGTATATATCCATCAACAAAAGTCTATATGGCTCCAAGCAGTATACATGGCTGGGGAGTATTTGCAGACAAGATAATATTTGAAGGGGACATTATAGAAGAGTGTCCCTTTTTTGATATAGGTATGCAAAATGGAGAAATATCTCCTTGTGTAATAGACTACAGATTTAATTGGCCACAAGATTCTGGTAGACAATGGGAGAAACAAGTGGTAGCTGGTGGGTTTGGTTCATTTTATAATCATTCAGACACAGCCAACGCTGCTTGGAGATCCAACATAGAACGCAACACGTTTGAGTTTGTTGCTACAAGACTCATCCAACCTGACGAAGAACTCTTTGTATGGTATGGTGACATAACATATTGGAATGATGGTAGGAATCATATTGAAGTAAAATAAAAAAACACAATTATGGGAGCAAGTTGGTTTGAAATGACAGCATATGGTAAAACATTATCAGATGCATATACTAATGCTGTTGCAGAAGCAGAAGTAGAATCAGGAAATGATTCATATAATGGTACAATTAGTACAACACATACAATTGATGACCTTACAGATCAATTTAGAAGAAGTAAGAAAAGCTTTGATGAGTATGTAAAGATGCAACAAGATAAGTTACATAAAAGAGACTGTGCTGGCATATGTATATTAGATCCAATTGTTAATAAGAACAAGACTAAGTCTCAAGTGGAGCATGTAGTTACACCTGGTACAAAGCAATGGATTCTTAAATATGAAGTGGAAAACTATTTTGAAGATGGGGTGATAGCTTCATGTATGACCAAAGGTGATGCTGTTAAGATGGCTAGAGCATATACAGAGAAGCATCAAAAAACTACGAGGATTGTAATGCGTAAGGTGTTAATCAAATCTGATCCTACAGTAGCTAAGATAACATATAAGAAGTCTACAACAGAGAGAGCAGGTAAATACATACTCTTTGGTTGGGCTGCAGAATAACAATTAAAATTAAAAATATGCCAGATATTTCAATGTGCAAAGGTGGTAGTTGTCTACTAAGACTGAACTGCCACAGATATACAGCTAAGGCTGAAGAACTAGGACAATCATTTTTTAGTGACCCTCCATATAAATTAGATTTCATGTTTGACAATCACCATGTTGGTCTTGGTGTTGCAACATTAAGTTGTTCTTATTTTTGGAATAATAAAGGATATAAAGATGAAGAACCTAAAAATAATTGAAGATTGGGAGAGAGAATATCTCAAGGATTTCATATATTTGCATGAAGAAGGACAGGAGTGGAACGAAGCAATTCAGAAAGAATTAAATCAGAAACAACCTGCTCGTATTGAAGTAATAGACACAGATAAAATCCTAGAGAAACATAATGAACCTCACGCTAACGTTCTCCCATTTTAAGGAGCTGACTAAAGCTGGCTACAGCTTAGACATGTTATGCTTCATAACACTTGTTCAAGAAGGCAATGATGTAGATGAAATGTGTACAGATGATAGTAAGATGAAAATGTTACATCAAACTGTACGCAGAAAAGGTCTATTGTCAGAGTCAAATAAGATTACTATCATAGGTAATGAAGTTTTGTCTTTTCTTAATGAGAAGATAGAGCAACCTAAGATAGCTAAGAAGAAGAAAACAGATTCTGACTTTGATAAGTGGTGGATGATGTACCCAGGTACTGACACCTTCACATATAAGAGTCAATCATTTACAGGTACACGTGGCATGCGTGTAAAGAAAGATGAGTGTAAAATCAAATTCGACAGCATTGTTGGAGAAGGCGAGTACAAACCTACAGAGCTCATAGCAGCATTAGAATACGAAATACTGCAGAAGAAAGAGAATTCAATTAAGACAAAAGTCAATAGACTTACATTTATGCAGAACAGTCTCACCTATCTCAACCAGAGGTCATTTGAACCATTCATTGAGTTGATAAGAGATGGTAAGACTGTAATAGAATCTGCTGAACCAATTAAAGGCATGGACATATGAGTTTTGAAGATTTAAAACGAGAAGTTCAAGCAGGCCTAGATGGTAGAAACAATGGTATACCTATGGGCTTTGACAGATTGAACAGATATATTGGCATCAGAAAAGGCATGTACACACTGATAGGTGGCCTCACTGGATCAGGTAAAACAAGCTTCTTAGATGACGCATATGTTTTAAATCCATTTGATTGGTTTATCAGTCAGAAGACTCCAGGTCTTAAGTTAAAGATCATATACAGATCTATGGAACGTAGCAGAACATACAAATATGCTAAATGGGTCTCAAGAAAGATATTCTTAGACCAAGGTATAATCATTCCTGTATCCAAGCTATTAGGTTGGACAGATAAGATGACACCTGATGAGCATGATTTGTTTCTGATGTATGAGGATTATATGGAACAAATGAAAGATGTAATCACTATTATTGATGGACCAGAGAACCCAGTGGGTATATCTAAACATCTTAAAGATCATGCATTAGCTAATGGTGTAATAGAAGATGTAGATCAATACAATAAGAAGTACATTCCTAATAATGAGAATGAAATCACTATTGTTGTTATTGACCACATAGGTCTTTTAAAACCAACAAAAGATTATTCTACTAAGAAACAGTGTATAGACAAGATGTCTGATGAGCTGAGATATGCTCGTGACATGTATGGATATAGTCCTGTAATTGTTAGTCAGTTTAATAGGGACATTTCTAGTCCAATGAGACTAAAGAATGGTGATGTAGAACCACAGCTAGAAGACTTTGCTGAGAGTTCACAAACACAGAATGATGCTGATGTTGTCCTAGCATTGTTTGATCCCATGCGATATAAAGTAGCAGACCCTTCAGGATATGACCTGAACAGACTTAGAGATGAGTTTGGTGCAAAGTATTTCAGATCATTGAGACTAATAAAGAATAGTTATGGGGAAGATGATGTGAGAATAGGGTTAAGTTTTCTTGGCCAGATTGGTATGTTCAAAGAACTACCAAAGGTTAAGTATATGAATGAGAGTATATATAATGATATTATTAGTAAAACATTCTTTTTAAATAAATGATAATGAAGTTAAATTTTAAAACATATAATACATTACCCAATGAAAAAAGTCATTGGTGGCAAGTAGTATTATTTCCAACAGTATCTGTTATGAATAACATACAGAAACATGATCCATATGTAGCTCTAAATGTAGAGTATCTATTTTGGTCATTAACAACAATAATAAGCTATGGCAAAAAGCAAGCCCACCCTTACGCTACGAGATAAGAGACAAGTAGAGTTTGCTGATGTATGGCTGAACAATGGTAAGTTTGGTATCCTAAACCTATGTCCTAGGTTTGGTAAGATCAATGTGTCCATTAATATATTAGAAAAACTAGACAAAGACATTAACATTCTCATAGCATATCCTGATCTTAAGATTAAGAATGCATGGGAAGAGCACTTTGTAGCTAGAAAGTATAAGAATGGCAACATGACTTATACCACGCATTTGTCTCTAAAAAAGCACACAGCTGCCTTTTATGATATAGTAATCCTAGACGAGGTACATTTACTGTCTGAAGCACAAATGGAGGCTGTAAAGGAGCTACAATGCACAAAGGTGTTAGGTCTAACAGGGACCTTATCATCACATACAGAACAAACATTAGGAACAGAGCTTGGACTACCAGTCTTAGCCACCTATTCCATAGAACAAGCAATTAAGGAGGGAGTCATATCTGACTATGAAATCACAGTGGTAGGAGTACCATTAGATAACACAAAGCAGAATGACTACAAAGGTAAGTGGAAGACTGAAAAGACTCAGTTTGCTGCATATGGATGGGTTATAGATCAGCTAGAGAAGCAAGGTAAAGCAACCATGTTTTTACGTCTAGCTAGAATGAGACTCATTCAGAACAGTCTTGCTAAGCTTAATAAGACAAAAGAACTATTAGTTAAGCACAAAGATGAGCGTGTACTAGTATTCTGTGGTGTCACAAAGGTAGCAGATGACTTAGGCATTCCTGTCTATCATAGCAAAGCAGGAGACAAACAAGTATTTGATGACTTTGCATCTGGTGTTGGTAACCACCTGGCTGTTGTAAAGATAGGTAATACAGGTGTTACATATAAACCACTCAATAGGGTTATCATTAATTACTTTGATAGTAATGGTGAGAATCTAGCACAAAAGATTAATAGATGTATGGCCATGGAGTATAACAATCCAGAAAAGAAAGCCTATATATACATCATATCTTCTGTTGAAGACGTGGAAAGAAAGTGGCTTAGAAAAGCACTAGAATTTTTTGATAAAGACAAAATTAAATACATATGAAAGTAGAACTAGTTGAACAAATGGAGCCATTTAGTGATCAAGCATGGTATGGTGTAAGAGTCAATGGTACATCAATAAGATGGACTAGAGATAAAGAGGTTGCAGAGGCCATTTATAATGATATAGTTAACAACCCAGATGCAACAAAAACTAGAGAAATTATTTTGCAATCTGAAGAAATTGAAGTACCTTTATCAGAACAAAAACAGTAAAAAACATGGCAAGCAAATTAATTGGAATTGTTGGTGCTACAGGCACTGGCAAGTCAACATCAGTAAAACATTTAGATCCAAAAGAAACTTACATCATCAATGTTGCTAAAAAGGAATTACCTTTTAAAGGAGCAGAGAAGTTGTATAACGCTGAGGCTAAAAACTACAAAGAAGTGGATGATGCTAACGAGATTACACGTCTATTAAAGACTATCTCTGACAAGGCACCACACATTAAGAACATTATTATTGAAGACTCTAATTACATTATGGGTTTCAATATGTTAGCAAGAGCTACAGAAGTAGGATTCACCAAATTTACCATTATGGCTAAAGATATGGTGGAACTATTCAGAGAAGCAAGACGTTTACGTGATGACTTAAAGGTCTTTTATTTTACACATCCTGAAACTATTGAAGATGGTGGAGAG